GTAGTCAAACACATCAGCTAGTTTTAGAAGGATTATTTGGACCAGTATATAAAGTTACTACTACCAAAGAGTTAATGGATAATAATTCTTTGGCTCAAATGGATATATCGATATTACTTTTAAAGTATCAAGACGAGTATTGCAAAGCTGTATCTAAGATGAAGTATCAAGAAGAAATCGATTTTATAGTTAAATATGGACCTAGGAATACATTCATATCTAACTTAGCTTTAGATCAAAAGGGTAACACATTAGTATTGTTTAATTATGTTGAAAAGCATGGTAAACCATTACATGATATGTTAAGTAAAAAAATAGCAAAAGATCGTAAACTATTTTACGTATCTGGAGAAACTAAAGTTGATGATAGAGAAAATATTAGAGCAATTACCGAAGGACAGCATGACGCTATTATCGTTGCTTCTTTGGGTACTTTTTCAACTGGTATTAATATTAAACGCTTACATAACATAATATTTGCTTCTCCTTCAAAAAGCCAGATCAGAGTATTGCAGTCGATTGGTAGAGGATTACGCATCAGTGGAGATGATATAAATACTAAGGTATACGATGTTGCAGATGATTTACATTGGAAGAGTACTAAAAACTATACATTAAATCATGCAGCTGAAAGAATTAAAATTTATTCTAAAGAAAGATTTAAATTTAATGTATACGATATAAACATATAACAAAGATATATATAAAGATATGAAGAATTTAAACATAAGACAATTCAAATTACTTAATGGGGAAGAGATTATCGCTCTAGTGAGCGAGAAGACCGATTCCGGATCGTATATAATTGAAAGGCCGTTCAAGATAAATTATGGAATGATTGGTGGATTATATTTCGTACCATGGTTTCAATTTTCTTCGCAAAAACTCTTTAAGCTTCATCAGGGTAAGATAATGTATCATGTTGAAATCGATGAAGATATTAAAGAAGAATATATTAAATTAGCAAAGGATGGAATGAGATCTAAAAACACGAAGCCTCATCTTAAATCGGCAGAAGATCTTATGCAACAGTTAGCTGAAGAAATGGATGCTGAAATGGGGATTGAAGAAGATTATAATCAACTTCAAGGGAATAAAACAGTACATTAATACTGTATACCTCTAACCTCCCCGGTTGACTATATTATTATATCACATTTTTAGCGAAAAGTAAAGGACTTTATCATTTATTTTCAATTATTTAAAAAATAAAAAATAACTGTTTACTTTTCAATCAAACTGTGTTATAATAGAACATTATGGAGAATAATCATGACTAAACAAGAAAAGACCAAAAAGCCACACTATATCAATAACAAGGATTTTTCTTTGGCTGTGGTTGAATATGTAACTCGCGTTAACGAAGCAAAACTTCTAGAAAAACCTACGCCAACAGTAACCAATTATATTGCGCAATGCTTTCTTAAGATATCCGAAGGATTGAGCCGAAGGCCCAATTTTGTAAGATATACTTATAGAGAAGAAATGGTTATGGATGCTGTAGAAAATTGCTTAAGGGCTATTAACAATTATAAAATTGAAACAGCTACTAGGACAGGCAAACCTAATGCCTTTTCATACTTTACTCAAATTTGCTACTTTGCTTTTATTAGAAGAATAGCAAAAGAAAAGAGACAACAAGATATTAAATTTAAGTTTATTGAAAAAATGGGTATTGAAGATTTCGTACAAATGGGTATGGATTCAGAAGGAGCTGAGCAAACTATGCAATATGTTGATACTTTAAGACAAAGAATTAGTAGAGTACAAGATTCTGATAAAGCTATCAAAGAATTTGCAAAAGAAGAAAAAGCAAAACTTAAAAAACTAGAATTATTTATGGCATAATAAAATGAAAAATAGATTTGATTTAGAAACAGATATAATGCAAGCTTGGAATACTACAGAAGATATTGATTTAATTTATCATGCAACAGATAACTTAAAGTTAAATGCTGAAGACTGCGACACATTACAAAACCAATTGCTAGGTCTAAAATATATTACAGAGCTACGATTTCAAAAGCTTTGGGATACATTTGAAAGCTCAATTAATAATGGAGTATTTAATGACAGAATTGAATAAGAACGAAGCGCTTAACAAACCGTATATTCAGTTGATATGCCATCCTTATGAACATGAAAGTTCTGTAAATACTCGTGTTACAATTGATGTAATGCAAAAAGACTTATCACGTGATGATATGCTTGAAGTACTTGAAGGCTTTATGAAGGCCGTGGGATACAATTTTAGTAATAAAGAATCCCTTTGTATTGAGGCATATCAATGAAAGTAGCAATATTAAACGACACCCATTGTGGGGTAAGAAACTCATCTGATATTTTTCTGAAGTATCAAGAAAGATTTTATGAGGAGATATTCTTTCCTTATTTAAAAGAGCATAACATCAAGAACATCTTGCACCTTGGTGATTATTATGAACATCGCAAGTTTGTTAACTTTAAGGCACTTAATGCCAATCGTAAACACTTCCTAGAACCTATGAGAGATATGGGTATTACTATGGATATAATCCCTGGTAACCATGATGTATACTTTAAGAATACTAATGAACTATGCTCACTTAAAGAACTTCTAGGCTACTTTACAAGTAATGTTAATATTATTATGAAACCTACAGTACTAGATTATGACGGCTTAGGTGTTGCAGTTATCCCTTGGATTAACAATGGTAACTATGCAGAATACACCGAATGGGCAATGAAATGTAAGGCACCTATCCTTGGTGCTCATTTAGAACTAAAAGGTTTTGAAATGATGGCTGGTATGCCTAATCCACACGGAATGAATGCAGATGTATTCTCTAGGTTTGAGATGGTATTATCTGGTCATTTCCATACGAGGTCAAGCCAGGGTAATGTTACCTATCTAGGTTCTCAAATGGAATTTACTTGGGCTGATGTGGATGACCCTAAATATTTTCATATCTTAGATACTGAAACAAGGGAGATTACTCCAGTCCGTAATCCTATTACTATGTTCAAGAAAGTTATATATGACGATACTAAGACTGATTATAGTAAGATAGATGTTAAACAGTTTGAACAAAAGTTTATCAAATTAATAGTTATAAATAAAAATGACTTATATATGTTTGACCAGTTTGTTGATAGACTACAATCTATTGAAACTTACGAGTTGAAAATTGCAGAATCATTTGAAGAGTATTTGGGAGAAAGCGTCGAGGACGAGAAAATATCCCTAGAAGATACTACGACCCTTCTGGATTCTTATGTTGAAGCCGTTGAAACTGACTTGGAAAAAGATAAGTTAAAACTTGAACTAAGGACTCTGTATACAGAGGCTCAGAATTTAGAGGTAGTATGATACAATTTAAATCATGTAAATGGCAGAACTTTCTGTCAACAGGGACGGATGCAATAACAATTAACCTAGATAAATCACCATCAACACTTATTGTTGGTCAAAATGGTGCAGGTAAATCTACATTGCTAGATGCATTGTCATTTGGACTATTCGGTAAGGCTCATAGAGATATCGGTAAAGGTCAATTAGTTAATTCAATTAATAAGAAAGGAACACTAGTAGAAGTAGAGTTCAATATTGGTAATTCAGAGTTTAAGATTGTTCGTGGTATTAAACCCAACAAGTTTGAAATCTGGCAGAATGGTAATATGATTAATCAAGCATCTAATGCAAGAGACTATCAAAAATTCTTAGAAACCAATATACTTAAACTGAACCATAAATCTTTCCATCAAGTGGTAGTACTAGGTTCAAGTTCATTCATTCCATTCATGCAGTTACCTAGTTGGTCACGCAGAAGTATTATTGAAGACCTATTGGATATTAATATCTTTTCTAAAATGAATAACCTATTAAAAGAAAAGAACTCCAAGTTGCGTGATAATCTAAATGATGTTAATCATAGAATTGATTTGATTAATACTAAAGTGGATTCACAATCAAAATATATCAAAGACCTCGATGCTCTTAACCAAGAACAAATAGATAAGAATAGGGATTCAATAGAAACCTATAAGGGTCAGATTGATGATACATTTAAAGAGTCACAAAAGCTAGGTAAGAACCTAACTTCACTCCTTGCTGATGAAGAACGCAGTCACAAGCACTTCATGGAGCGTATGAGTGAAGTTAAGTCACTAGATAAGAACCTCAACGGCAAGATTAAATCACTAGTCAAAGAGGCTCGTTTCTATGAAGATAATGATAATTGTCCTACTTGTGAACAAGAGATTACAGCTGCAATTAAAGAAACCAAACTATCTGGTCTTAAATCTACTGCAGCAGATGTTCAGCTAGAGTTGGGTAAACTGGCCAAAGAAGTAGATACTACAGAGAAAGAAGGTATTCAAATCGCCAATAATCTCAATACACTAAGACAGCGTCAAGGTAAAATCAATTCAAAT